TAAACTTAGTCTTGAGAGGCCTATGGCGTCTTGGTATCGTTTGTAATAGTAATTAGACTTGTCAGAATACTTGTCTTCAGGGGAGTCTGAGAAATTGAAGTAGATCTTAGAAAGAGTAAGAAAGACGGCGGCTTGTTTTACTTGGTTAATGTCTAACAGGTCCCAAGCTGTAAGGTCTTCTTTAACTCCTGTAGATGGGTTAGTGACAGAGTAGTCTTTATTTCTGAAGTCTTGTATGATCTGATTAGTAGAAGCTACACAGTTAAGGATATGTGAGGTCTTACCAGCCAAGTGATTGGAGTCGTTAATCTCAGGTACTTCGTAAGCTAAGTCTATTCCGTCACAGAATACTAATCCAATGCCGTTCAGAGAAGTAGCTGAGTGTGTTACTGAAGGTCTAATTCTAACCCAGTATTTTGTTGTAGAGTTTATAGCTGTTTGAGTGGCGTCTGTGGGTCTGTCCCAAGTCATATATCCTGATCTAGTGAGACCTTTAGTAGCATCATGCTTGTTATCAACAGAAGTCCAGGAGCCATTGTAGTATTCAATTGTTAATGTATTAGCGTTGGTGTTAGCCGTCGCCGTAGATATGTATATTGTGTTTATTGGCTTAGTAAAACCAACATATAAGTAGCTTGTACTTGCATTTAATGTAACGGAGAAAGTGTCTCTTGAGAAATCAAAAGCCTCAAAGCTTAAGTCTGTAAACGAACCATTGGCATCATGCATTACTGTTAACTTAGTATTTGTATCTAACATGTATGGTCCTTGTGTTACGAGAGAAAGAAGCTTAGGGCTAAGCTAATAGCCCCAAGCAAGGAAAATAAAGAATACAGATTAAGACCCAGATGCATTGAAAAGAACGCAACGTTTACCAGAGTCCAAAGTTTTACAACCGAAGTGAGCACGAACAGCCATGAAATTGCGAGCTTTCTCAGGTTGACGTGAACGCTCAACAGTTACATCCTTTTGGAATGCAACAGCCAATGCACTCTTATGGAAAGCAATAGCTGTTCCAGCGGTAGCTTGATTACTTGTGAGGATTTTGAAACCGTAAAGAGATTCAACACGATTGTGAATACCAGCATCACTACCATAGACAGAATTGGAAGCTACTTCAGTAAAAGCATTGATTTGATGCTTAGTAGTAGGATTAACAATCAAATACCTGTCGGACTGGGGAAGCTTCTGTTCGTCCAACAACTTAGCGGCGAGACGTACATCGGCCATTGTCATGACTGTTCCTGAAGTAGCACTCATAGCCAAGATATGGTCTGGATTCGAGCTAGAAGCCCCATCGAGTTCAAGATAGATCAAATTCTCTAACTTCTCGATAAGTACACCAGGAGCTGCACCAAAGAAAGCTGCTTCTAAGTCTACAGCGCTGTCCATAGCGGTATCATATACATAGTCGGCGACTTCTTTCTTTGAACTTAGAGAGAGAGTATCAACAGCAATTGTCATTCCTGCTGAAGTTGAGTCTGAACCGTCGTCGGGTATATCTGTTGCTGACATTCCACTGATACGTGGGATAGCAACTGATTTCATTCCAGGTCCTACTTGTGAACTCAGATTGATTACTGAATTAAGAAGTAGTGCTGGGTCGCTTAGTTGGTTTTGAACGTCTTGCGTTGCGATAGCGGCAAGACTAGCGTTAATAACGCCTGTAGCTGATAGTGACATAGTAATTCCTTCCATGGAAAATATGAGAGTTCGTCCTGAACTCTTTAGTTAATAATTAATACTAATTGCCTGAGAGAAGTTGTCGCCTTAACGCATTAATTTCTTCAGGACTCATTTCCGATAACTGCTTTTGCTCCAGCTTTTTAGGAGCGGCGTCAGGTAGAGGTTGCTTAGATGAGACTTTGATTAACTCAGGGAACTCTTTGCGAATTCTCTCAACTTCAGAGTTGATTGAGTCTTCGATGATTGTTCCGTCGTCAGCTAGTTCAAGATTAGAAACGTCAACAAACTTAGAGTATTCAGGTCTTTTAAAACCGCCTAGTTGTTGTATTACAGCATTACGTTTGTGAGAGTCGATGAACTTAGTTCTTTCGCTGTCACGCTCTTGTGCTAGTAACTTCATTTTCTCTTCGGCTTTAGAGTACAACTCTTTCCACTTCTCTTGTTCCATTAGCTTTTGTTTCTCAGTTTCTTCTTTTTCAACTTTTAAAAGCTCAAGTTGTGACTGAATGTCTTTCATGCTATTTTTGTACTTATGCATGTCTTGAGAGACACGCTGATAAGCTTCTTTGGGCACAAAAGCATCTTTGTCAGTGGCTTGCTCTTTTTCTTCTACTTGACTTTCTTCATTTTGATTGTGAACTTCACTCATCGTTTGTCATCCTTTGATCGAGTACAACTCGGTTATACTGGTTATAGATTTTCTTTAATAAACTTAAGAACGTGGTCTGTTATCCTATTCTTTAGCTTGGTTATTTGTACTTTACTGATAGCCATGAAAGGTCTACCTTTTTCCGTGTTCCATCTAGCTTTGTCTTTGCTGAATTGATTCTTAAAAGTAATAGTTATCTTACCGTTGTTAACTTCAGCCTTAATACTGTCGAGCATCTCGCCTGTCTGAGTTAAGTTACTCTTTCCAGGTCTGGTCTCACTTGAGAGCTTCATTTTCTTACGAGCTTTCTTGTAGGGTTCAGACAATGGCTTAAGCTTACTCTGTGTTCCACCTTGAGTATCAAGTCCATATCCAAGTCTTGTCCTAAGCTTAATCTCTTGAGCAAGCGTGTCGCCGATTTCTTGCATATCAATTTTGTTTACAGCTTCCTGAACTACTTTCTGTAGATGCTTAGGGAACTCGTCTATCTTAAGCTTCATTTAATTGGCCTCATCAAAATTAAAACCTAAGCTATTAAGTATTGACTGAGTTGCTTGCTGAGCTGTCGCCGTCGCTATACGCTTTTGAACAATCTCTTCTCTAGTTAGCTCACGAACATTGGTTGGTATTTCAGTACGTATATCAGCTATTAATATCTCTAGGTCAGCTTCTTGAATACCTAAGAAACGACGAGACGGACCATTGTCACTTGCTGCTGCCCATGCTGCTTTATTATTCTCTTGACTCCCTGCTGAGTAACCAACTGTCACATATCCAGGACCGTGCTCTAAGATACCTAGGCTATCGAGCATATCACCTTGAAGTCTTAAGTTAGGGTCATTCTTACTCTTACCAGCAATCTTGAACTCCAGTGAATTAGCATAAGCTTTGGAGTAATTAGCAAAGCGTTTACCATTGACGTCAGTATTATTAGCAGTTCTTTCTAGGATATGATTCACAACAGCTCGACCCAACTTCAATCTATCGGTTGAGTCTAAGTCGTTTGGTATTTCAATTCTTACTTTCTGCTGAACTTCCGACATTAATCTCGCCTTAAGTTAATCTCTCTGACTTTCATTTTGTATTCATTTCGTAATCTAGTAGCATAGCCAGGATTAGCTTTTTCAACGTCTTTGGCTCGTCTGTCCCATGCTTCTAGTGTAACAATCTCGGAGTATCTAGCTTTTTGCAGTTGTTGTTGTAATTCCATTCGACGTTGTTCTATTTCTTTTTGCATTATTTCACGAGCTTCTTTATTAGCTTCATATCGAGCTACTCGCTCAAGGAATTCTTCTTCGCTGTTCTTAGGCTTGGTTACTTTACCCTTCAGCAATTCCATTTCAGCTTTAAGCAATTCTAATTCTAAGTCTCTATCGTTCTTTTTTGTTTTTACTTCGGACATTACTAATCTCCTAATCTTTAGCTCACTGAGCTTTGGTTAATTTCTCTTGTTCTATTTCTTCTTTTAATTTCTCTATTTCGTCGTCTGATAGGTCAGGGTTAGATTGCTTAAGAGCACGTCTTAAAGTCGTCAATCCTTGTTCCAGTTCAAACTTGAGCTGTTCTCGCTTCTCAGCAGGATCTACAATCACTTGCTGTACTGGGAAGCTCACAGAGACGTTTAGAGGCTCACTGAGACCTCTAGACGACGTTGCTAGGAAAGTGTTGTGTACTAATCCTATGAGTCGCCATAGAGCTTTCTCAGCACTCACAAGTAGTATCCTGTTGCGTTGTACAACTTGAGAAGTGTCAGCTTCGTCTACTATTTTAGAGACAGCAGAGGCGGCGTTAGCTGGTTGCATAGTGCCAACAGATCCAGGCTTAATACCTTTGTTATTCAACCATTGAGACACTGTATAAGTGACAAGAGAGAGAACTTTCTCGACATCGACTGTAGGGCTTAATACTCCGATGCTTGGGGACGTTGCTCCCTCTTTCGACGAGATTGACCAAAAGGCATCTGGACCGCCCTGTAAACCCTTGGGGTCTATGTCAATGCCGTACATCACACTATGTGACTGGAACTCAACTGCCACACAGAGGTCCGTTAAAAGCTTAGGAACTAGAATTGAAACATTAAAACTATCGACGTCAGGCTTAGCCATTAAGCTAAAAGTATTCTGACTACAATATACAAAGGGTAAAACGCCATAAGGGTTGTCTAGTTGTTCATATACTTGACCGTCGCTGTCTACTGACGTGTAAGTGTCTTTAGTATATATCCAATAGAGTTGAGCTGTTTTATTGCCGCCCTTATTAACTTTACCCATGAACTTGACAAACGTCGTCGGCTTGTTAGGATTCTGTGGGTCATCACTCAGGACCATAAACTCGTAAGGAGCTAATACTCTAACTTGTATTGTATTGCTAGCATCTAGGTACGGTTCAAGAGCGAATTGACGGTTAATGTTGAGCATTAACTCAGCATTAGCCATGACCGACTGAATACCTGCTGATCCTTCAATAGCTGTTACAAGCTCTTGATCTCTTGGATCTGTGACTGTTCTTTTGGGAACATCACTGTAGACTTTAGAAAGCTTACTGACTATTTTTGCATATACATTGATTGGAGCTATACGTTTAGAAGCTACAATATAACTCTCAGGCTTAAGCTCATCCTTGATAGAGTCCAAAACATACTGACTTATGTTTCCTGAAGCTATATCAACCATGCGATAGTAAGCACCGGCTTGGGTTTGATGAGCTTGAATCTGCTTTAGTATACTTTCTGTATTCATTTAAGCTCTCTTCAAGAAAGGACTTGTTATCGTTTTGCTAGGCTGTTGAGGCGGCTTAAGTGGGTTCAGCTTCCATAGGACATAGCCCATTGCTACTGATAGATGCACCTTGTCGCCTTCTGTGTCGTCGTGTGATAGCGTCTCTAGTTCAGTTATTAGTTCCTTACAGCTTGGATCTATCTGGATCTGATCTTTAATAAACGCCACATTCACAGTATTCTGTCTGTCTTTAATTCTTGGGTTCAATGTCTCAAGAACTCTTAGACTGTAATCTTTAAGTATCTGTATGTCTGACTTGGCTGAGCTACTCTTAGTTGTTCTAGCCTTTCCAGTTGAGTCAGGAACCACTAGGACTTCATATCCTTCCAAGTCCTGTCTAATCCTATGCCCAGCACTGAAAGTGTTGCTATTGGCGTCTGTGAGCTTAATAGCCCTAGCTACCTTGAACATTCCCTTGTGATACTGCATGTAGACAAGACTCATATTCCCAACGTTGAAATCAATGGCGACATATACAGGAAGAGTCTTATCTAGAGCTGTAGGCTTAACATGGTCTTCTCGTTTGAAAGAGAAATACACTTGACCACTAGTCAGATTGACATACTCACCAAAGAGTTCCTGTTTAGCTAAAGGGCTGTCTTCGCCGCCGTAAAGCTCTACAAGCTGCTTATAGTAACTTTCGGGTAGGTAGATGTTGTCTTTAGTTCTACCAGTGAAAGTCGTAACGTTGTCGCTTTGACAGAAGTCATAGAAGAAATTAAAGCCCTTTGGTGAAGTGACAAACCTAGCTAGTAATGGTCCTGTCTTGTCTCTGAGACGTCCAAAGATAACATCTACAGCTTCTCTACATGAATAGGCTATCTCATCGCCTGCTATCCAACCTACTTCAATTCCACGTATATTGTCGTATTTCTCTAGGCTATATAAAAAACAAGTAGTGCCTAGTATTGTTATATGTTTCTTTGGCCCACTCATGACTAGCTTATATTTAATGTTTAACTCAGTTAATAAGCTTGTAAGAGCTGGAATAGTTGCATTCAAAAGCTGTGTATAGGTGTTAGCTACAATCAGTCCCTTTGTCTTTGGGAAGCCTGCAACCATGCTCACCACGAAGTGAGCTAAGCTGTGTGACTTACCATACCCGATGCCACCTTTAAGGACAGCTATAGGGCTCTGAGAGGCTAAG